TTAATTCGGACTGCGATTGCTAATTCTATGGGGGCTTCTTATATTAGAAATCAGACCGAAGGAATGGATGTTTATGATGATTCAGAAGAATAATTTCATTTTTTGTATTACAGACACTTTCACGAAAGTGTCTGTAATAGTATTAATCTAAGTTGTATGGCTGGAAAGTAATGACATTTTCTCCTAGCCATACATTTATCTCGAATAATCTCTTCTGCAGCGGGATCAGTTCATTTCTCACAAAAACTTTACTCGCTTTCTCCACATCCCCAAATCCACCAACATTATTCGGCATAATCCCCATCATTTGCGGCGGCACTCGGTGTGCTGCCATCATGTCGTCCCGGCTCACGTTCTTGATATTCAGAAACTCATCCTTCGCTGCGACTTCTGATAACGGGATAATCTGAAGCCCGTCTTTTTTGCCGTTAGGCGAGTACATAAACAGATTACGGAAGTTGCCTGGACCTTTGGCGCTTTTCATCGCGTTACGGAGGTTGTTTACATCCTCCTGGTTCTGCGCGGCGTCGGTCATGTACATGATGAAGCCTGCATGACTGCCGTTGATGTAATACTTGCGGCGGAACAGCGTGGCGGATTCGTTGAGCAGAGCTGACGGAATGGCAGAAAGGTAACCCGGCAGACCATAAATCTCCTGGTTGATATCCGGCTCCATCAGGTGGAAGACATTACCTTTTGTGAACTGATACGGCTGTGTCGTCAGGCTGTATTGCACAAACCAGTATGTTTCAAGGTCAAGTCCGCGCCGGGTGTATTTTGCCAGTGCAGGTTCCAGCGAAATAACTTCACCAAAGCGGTTCGTGCGTTTCTCCAGGTAGGCGTTACCAAAAACCAGATAGTCCTGCACAAAACGGGTAAATGCCTGCTGGCTGAGAAGGCGATGTGGAATATAGGTACTGCTGATAATGTCACGCTTAACACTGATCGGGGAGCTGTGGTGCACGGCGGCGCGGAAGGTGCGCGCCAGTCCGTCAAAGCTGACGGGCGGCTCATACCAGCGATCCATCTGTACGCATTCCACATAGTCCAGCAGTTCGCGGCGGTCCAGTACAGGAATGGGATCACCAAAGCTGAAAGCCTCCGCAACGGATTTTTTAGTTTCTTCTGCAGTTACGGTTTCGTCTGGCGCGATATGTTCTTTCATCAAAAAATCTCCACAATATTGCTGGTATTGGCGGATTCGCCCTGCAGCGGTTCGTTAAACAGAGCGTGCATCGTTGCCCAGGCCAGATCGGCGTGGCTGGCTTCTTCGCTGCGGCTGGCTTCATAGGTCGGGCGGTTGCCGCTGGCGGTGGTGGCGCGACGGATTGCCATAAATGACTGCGCTATGTCGGTGTGTCCGGCGTCAAACTCCAGACGGCGGTGGCTGATAATGTCGTAGGCCTTGAGTACCAGGGCGTTTTTAACGTTGGGGTTGTAGACAAACTCCCGGACGGCTGGAAAAAACGCTTTCACGTTCTCGTAAACCCCGTGACCGACACCTGTCGAGTCGATGCCGATATAGGTCACGTTGTACTGTTCGGTCAGTTTTTTGATGGCGTCCGCCTGGGCGCGGAAGTCCATCCCGCGCCACTGGTGACGCTCAAGAATGCGAAACTTACCGCCTGGCACGGCTGGCGGTGCCACCACCACGCATCCGGCGCTGTCGCCGTTCTGCGTACCTTTTGCCGGGTCATAACCGATCCACACCTCGCGCCAGCCAAACGGGCGCAGGGCCAGTGCATGAAAGTCGGTCCAGACTTCCCAACTGTCCACCATGCACGCCTGCAGTTCGCTGAGCGGGAACACGGACGCGAGATCGTCCACGAACTCGCACATCAGCAGGTTCTGGTATTCGTCCGGGCTGTACTCCATGCGTAGCTGGTCGAGGTCGAACAGGTTACAGCCGCCGCGCACCGCATCTTCCACGGTGACTATCTGGCGGTATTGCCCGTCTGCGCACAGCAGGCCGGGGGCCAGATTGCTGTGGGACAGGTCGATGTCCACCTTGTCAGCTTTGTTGCGTCCACGGTTGAACAGCGCACCGGACCAGAACGGATAAGCACTGTGGGTCAGGCTGGATGGCGTGGAAAAATAGGTTTGTCGCCATTTTTTGTGAATAGCCATACCGGAAGCCACTTTGCGCAGCTCCTGGAATTTCGGTATCCAGAAATATTCATCCAGATACAGGTTGCCGTGGTAACTCTGGGCCGTGCGGGCATTGGTTCCGAGGAAATACAGTGTGGCCCCGTTGGGAAGCACCATCGGATCGCCTTTCAGCTCCACCTCCACTTCTTTGGCAAAGTCGATGATGTACTGTTTGAAGACGTGGGCCTGTGCCTTACTGGCAGAAAGGAAAATCTGGTTACGTCCGGTAAGCAGAGCGTCAATCAGGGCTTCACGGGCAAAGTAAAAGGTCGCGCCGATCTGGCGTGACTTCAGCAGGTTGCGGATGCGGTTGGTTTTTCCGGCTTCCCACCAGTGGCGCTGGTAGTTGAACATGGAGGAATGGAAGATTTCTTCCAGCTTCTCAATCTGCTCATCGGTGAAAACATTCTTTTCCGGCTGACGGCGTGGGCCTTTGTTGCGGTTGGCGACGTTAGGGTTTAAGTCGGCTTCGTTGCCGCCATTGTTAAACTTGCCGATCCGCGCGTGGCGCTCCGACTGGCGCGCCAGCAGGTCAATCTCTTTGAAATCTTTCCCTTCTTTGTGCTCCTTCATAATGAGCTGGCAGTAGCGTGCGGCGGTGGTGAGCTGCATCTGATCCAGCGGCCCATAGTCACCCCACTTGTCGCGTTTTTTCCAGCTGTGAACGGTTGCAACTTTCTCGCCCAGCATTTCAGCAATGCGGGCGACGCGGTATCCCTGAAAGTACAGCAGCATGGCCTGCCGACGGGGATCGAGATCTGCGGGTGTCAGTGTGGTGTTCATGGCACAAACCTACAGCCTTGAATGAAGGCTTTCCCCGCCTGCGGTTTGTGTGGTTGTCGGTACAAATACCGCGCATTGTTTCACTGCCCCTATCTCCGCAACCATAAGGCTCCAGTAAGTTTTTTCTAACGGAGCACGGCTCATGACAGTGAAAGCAAAGCGTTTTCGCATCGGGGTGGAAGGTGCCACCACCGACGGACGCGAAATCCAGCGTGAATGGCTGGAACAGATGGCAGCCAGCTACAACCCGGCGGTGTATACCGCGCTGATTAACCTTGAGCACATCAAGTCTTATCTGCCGGACAGCACCTTTAACCGCTACGGCAAGGTGACGGCGCTGTTTGCTGAAGAAATCACGGAAGGTCCGCTGGCAGGCAAGATGGCGCTGTATGCCGACGTTGAGCCAACGGAGTCCCTGGTGGAACTGGTGAAAAAAGGCCAGAAATTATTCACCTCTATGGAAGTCAGCCCGAAGTTCGCTGATACGGGCAAAGCCTATCTGGTCGGCCTGGCTGCCACTGATGATCCCGCCAGTCTGGGTACGGAAATGCTGACATTCAGCGCCAGTGCAGCCCATAACCCGCTGGCAAACCGCAAGCAGAATCCCGCCAATCTTTTTACCGCTGCAGAGGAAACGGTGATCGAACTGGAAGAAGTCCAGGACGACAAACCGTCCCTGTTTGCCCGCGTCACGGCGCTGTTTACCAAAAAAGAGCAGTCCGATGACGCCCGGTTCTCTGATGTGCATAAGGCCGTGGAGCTGGTCGCCACTGAGCAGCAGAACCTGAGCGCACGCACCGAAAAATCCCTGTCTGAGCAGGAAGAACGCCTGTCTGAGCTGGAGACTGCCCTGCAGGCACAGCAGACCGCCTTTAACGAACTGGTGGACAAGCTGAGTCATGAAGACAGCCGCCAGGACTACCGCCAGCGTGCAACAGGCGGTAACGCCCCCGCTGACACTCTGACCAATTGCTGATGGAGCACAAAACCCGATGAAGAAGAATACCCGCTTTGCTTTTAACGCTTACCTGCAGCAGCTGGCGCGTCTGAACGGTGTGGCAGTTGAAGAACTGTCCAGCAAATTCACTGTGGAGCCGTCTGTGCAGCAGACGCTGGAAGACCAGATCCAGCAGTCCGCCGCCTTCCTGACGCTGATTAACGTCACGCCAGTGACTGAGCAGTCCGGTCAGTTGCTGGGGCTGGGTGTTGGCAGCACCATTGCCGGAACCACTGACACCACCGCGAAAGAGCGTGAACCTGTCGATCCGACGCTGATGGTCGATGTGGAATATAAATGCGAGCAGACCAACTTTGACACGGTGCTGACCTACGCGAAGCTGGACCTGTGGGCGAAGTTTCAGGATTTCCAGGTGCGTATCCGTGACGCCATCGTGAAACGTCAGGCACTGGACCGCATCATGATCGGCTTTAACGGCGTGAAGCGTGCGAAAACCTCCAACCGTAGTGAAAACCCGCTGCTGCAGGATGTGAACAAAGGCTGGCTGCAGAAAATCCGTGAGGATGCACCGGATCACGTCATGGGCAGCACCACCACGGGCGGCGAAACCACACCGGGTGCGGTGAAAGTCGGGAAAGGTGGCGAATATGCCAACCTGGACGCTGTAGTGATGGATGCGGTCAATGAGCTTATCGACGTGGTCTACCAGGATGATGACGATCTGATGGTGATTTGCGGTCGTGAACTGCTGTCTGACAAGTATTTCCCGCTGGTCAACAAAGAGCAGGAAAACAGTGAAAAACTGGCAGCCGATATGATTATCAGTCAGAAACGCATGGGCGGTCTGCAGGCCGTGCGTGCGCCGTTCTTCCCGCCGAATGCGCTGCTGATCACCCGTCTGGATAACCTGTCCATCTACTGGCAGGAAGACACCCGCCGCCGTTCAGTTATCGACAACCCGAAACGTGACCGGATTGAAAACTTTGAATCTGTTAACGAAGCCTATGTGGTTGAGGACTACCGCTGCGCTGCGCTGGTGGAAAACATCCAGATTGGCGATTTCAGCGCCGCCGCAGCAGAAGCCGGAGCGTAACCCATGAGCCTGAGTCCCGCACGGCAGCATCGCCTGCGCGTTCAGGCTGAACAGGCCGCCCGCGAGGGCGGCAGCGTTCGCCACGCGTCGGGCTATGACCTGATGCTGCTGCAACTGGCGGAAGACCGCCGCCGTCTCAAGGGCGTTCAGTCCACGGTGAAAAAAGCGGAAATCAAGGTGGAGCTGCTGCCGAAATATGCCGCCTGGGCGGAGGGCGTCCTGGCTGCCGGAGGCGCTCAACAGGATGACGTGCTGATGTACGTGATGCTGTGGCGCATTGATGCCGGAGATTATGCCGGGGCGCTGGAGATCGGGCGTCATGCCCTGCGTCATGGCTGGGTGATGCCGCTGGGTAACCGCAACGTGCAGACCGTGCTGGCAGAGGAAATGGCAGATGCAGCGCAGAGCGCAATGCTTGCCGCCACCGGCTTTGATGCCGAACTGTTGCTGCAGACGCTGGAGCTGACAGACGGTCTGGATATGCCGGACCAGTCACGGGCGCGTCTGCATAAAGCGATTGGCGCTGTCCTGAGTGAAAGCAATCCGGCTTCCGCCCTTAATCATCTCAACCATGCGTTACAGCTCGATCCCCGCTGTGGCGTGAAAAAAGACAAACAGCAGCTGGAGCGCAGACTGCGCAATGACAGCCGCTGACAGAACGTGCCCCCGCGCACGGGCGGCACGGGGTGGCGAAAGGCACTGCCACATCAAAACCCCGTCCACCGCCCTTTATTTCAGGAGAAAGCAGCATGAAGTTTGTTGCGCCAGAACAGGCACCGGAACAGGCGGAAATCATCAGAAATACGCCGTTCTGGCCTGATGTGGACCTGTCGGAGTTTCGCAGTGTCATGCGCACTGACGGCACGGTGACGCAGCCGCGTTTAAAGCAGGTTGCGCTGTCGGCAATTTCGGAGGTCAACGCAGAGCTGTATGAGTTTCGCAGACGCCAGCAGATGCTGGGGTATGCCTCGCTGGCAGAAGTCCCGGCGGAACAACTGGACGGCAAAAGCGAGCGCATTCAGCACTATTTCAACGCGGTTTACTGCTGGGCACGCGCCATGCTCAACGAACGTTACCAGGACTATGACGCCACGGCATCCGGTGCGAAGCGAGGCGAGGAACTGGCGGAAGCAAGCGGTGATTTATGGCGTGACGCCCGCTGGGCCATCAGCCGGGTGCAGGATGCGCCGCACTGCACAGTGGAGCTTATCTGATGAAAGTGCGTGCGCATCAGTATGACACGGTGGACGCACTTTGCTGGCGTCATTACGGGCGCACGCAGGGTGTCACGGAGCAGGTACTGAAGGCAAATCCGGGGCTTGCCGAATACGGCCCCTTTTTACCTCACGGGCTGCAGGTGGAGCTGCCGGACATTCCGACAACCACCACCGTGCAGACCGTCCAGCTATGGGACTGAATTATGACGCTTGAGCGAATCAGCGCCTTTATCACGTATTGCATCGCCGTCGTGCTGGCCTGGCTGGGTGATTTGTCCATCAAGGATGCCTCAACGCTGGGCGGCCTGATGATTGGTGTACTGATGCTGGCTATCAACTGGTACTACAAACACAAAGCCTACCAGCTTCTGCGCGACGGGCAGATCTCGCGGGAGGATTATGAATCCATCAATCGTTAAACGCTGCCTTGTCGGGGCCGTGCTGGCTATTGCTGCCACGCTGCCGGGTTTTCAGCAGCTTCACACCTCCGTGGAAGGACTGAAACTGATTGCCGATTACGAAGGCTGTCGTCTGCAGCCGTATCAGTGCAGCGCGGGTGTATGGACTGACGGCATTGGTAATACGTCGGACGTCATTCCCGGCAAAACCATTACGGAACGACAGGCAGCAGAAGGGCTTATCTCCAACGTGCTGCGTGTGGAGCGGTCACTGGAAAGGTGTGTGAAGCAACAGCCACCGCAGAAAGTGTATGACGCGGTGGTGTCATTTGCCTTCAACGTGGGGACAGGCAATGCCTGCAGCTCCACGCTGGTGAAATTGCTCAATCAGCGGCGCTGGGCGGATGCGTGCCGACAGTTGCCGCGCTGGGTGTATGTGAAAGGTGTGTTTAATCAGGGGCTGGATAACCGCCGTGCGCGGGAGATGGCCTGGTGCTTACAGGGAGCAAACTGAAATGAAAAAGAAATTAATCAGCGGACTGTTTCTGATGTTATGGATGGCGCTGTTAATCGCAGCAATGGTGTATCCGCAGGGGATTTTTTCGGTACTGGCAGCGTCCGGCGTTTGGGTAGCCTGTTTACTGACATGGGCGGCAATTCCGGTAGCACTGGCTGCGTTAATTAAGAATGGCTCGCTCTGGCAGGAGTTGAGGGTATCTTTGCTGAAGACCATTACCCGAAAAGAAAACGTATTTATCAGCTGGGTGATGCGATTGCTGATTGTCGTAAGTCTCGTCTGGACGGGGTGGGCTATTACCCTGGTCTTTTATCTACTGACCGTTATTGCCTTCTGGATCACCCGTAATCAGATGGCGCAACAGGTAGCAGCATGAACCGGTTGCTGCTGGTTATGCTGGCGTTATTACTGGCGGCGCTGGGCTGGCAGACGTGGCGGCTGGCTGATGCCAGCCGGACCATCAGCACGCAGGCGGACGAGCTGCAGAGCAAAAGCCAGGCACTGGCAAAGAGCAACAGCCAGCTTATCAGCCTGTCCATTCTGACTGAAACCAATAACCGGGAGCAGGCGCGGCTCTATGCCGACGCAGAACAGACCAGCGCGCTGCTGAGACAACGACAACGCCGGATTGAGGAACTGAAACGTGAGAATGAGGATTTACGCCGCTGGGCTGATACTCCTTTGCCTGCTGACATTATCCGGCTGCGGGAACGTCCGGCACTCACCGGAGGTGCAGCTTACCGTCAGTGGTTGTCCGCGAGTGACGCCGTGTCGGCTGGATCAGACAGCGCCGCGCACTAACGGTGAGCTGAACGCGTTGCTGGATGAAACGGAGGCCGCCTGGGCGGTCTGTGCAGACAAAGTGGACATGATTATTGCGTGTCAGGAGCGAAACAGTGAACAAACCACAATCCCTGCGCCACGCCCTTAATAAAGCAGTGCCTTATGTCCGCAATAACCCGGACAAACTGCATCTGTTTGTGGATAACGGTTCGCTGGTTGCCACGGGGACCAGCTCCATGTCGTGGGAGTACCGTTACACGCTGAACGCAGTGATTGAGGATTTCAGCGGCGACCAGAATCTGCTGATGGCCCCGGTTTTGCTGTGGCTGCGGGATAACCAGCCCGATGCCATCAATAACCCGGCGTTACGGGAAAAACTATTCACCTTTGAGGTGGATATTCTGCGCAACGATGTCTGTGATATCAGCCTGAACCTGCAACTGACGGAGCGTGTGCTGGTCAGCACTGACGGCAGTGTGTCGAGCGTTGAAGCTATAGCGGAACCTGATGAACCTGAAGAAATGTGGACGGTGAAACGTGGCTGAATTGCAGAAGGTGGACGACTGGCTGAGTGCCTTGCTGGCGAATCTGGAGCCAGCCGCAAGAAGCCGCATGATGCGCCAGCTGGCGCAGGAACTGCGCCGGACACAGCAGCAGAACATCAGGATGCAGCGCAATCCAGATGGCAGCAGTTATGAGCCGCGACGGGTAACAGCACGCAGCAAAAAGGGGCGCATCAAACGTCAGATGTTTACAAAGCTGCGCACCACAAAATACCTGAAAACTGCCGCCAGCGCCGATTCTGCCAGCGTGCAGTTTGAAGGTAAGGTGCAGCGCATTGCCCGCGTTCATCACTACGGCCTGCGTGATCGCATCAGTCGAAGAGGACCGGAGGTCCGTTATGCAGAGCGTCGTCTCCTAGGCGTAAATGATGATGTGGAAACTGTCATTCAGGATGCTTTGCTAAATTGGTTACAGAGATAAATAAAACCACATTTATAAAATTTAGTTTACTTTTTACTGATAAATGGATTCCTATCAATCCATGAGTCCCAGTTTATATAATTGTCATCAAATCCTATGAATTTCATTAGTACAAGTGGCACCAGTAAATTCAAATTTGATGAGTAATCTTGAATTTCAATTTTGCCATCTGAGTTTTTTTCATCAAGATAGGCAATGTATTTACCATTGTGGAACAGCGAGTGACGGAGTTTGCAGTAATGCATAATGTTTCTTTGAGCTAATGTATGTCCTGTTTTTTCGACATTAAAACCATATTCTTTTAAAACCTGAGTGATTATTTGTGGTGTTTTGGCAGGGGAGTAGTCATTTTTAATAAATCTGCAAAGTGCTTCTAGTGCCGAGAATAATAAATAATATCTGACGTCGATATAATTTATTGAGTCGCGGAAAGCTAGCATTGATTTAAAAAATGATGTTCTAAAGGCATCTTGTTTTAGCATGGCTTTACTATTTAGTTTTTCCATGGCTAAGCAAATAAAATTTTCTCGGCTGTTTGGTGCAAAATAATCTTCCATGATGATAATGCCCGCACCCTTATCTCTTTTTTTGTCAAGCTTTTTGGGTAGAGATGGTTTGAAATTGAAAGGGGTTTCATCATTTTCAAGTTCTCCTGAAATGATTACATTTTTTTGTTCAATAAAACTAAGAACTGCTTGTAAATCAAAAATAAGCTGCTGTTGAGTGGCGTAGTTATTCGAGTTTGGTTTGAAAAAACCAGTGAGGATGTACCTATCATTATCCCAGCCATTTTTTTTTAACTCACTCCATGAACTGAAAATAGGAGTTAACTCACCACCGTCAAATGTGATTTTTTTAGTGAAATTAAATCCATAAATTGCGATTTGTGTCATCTTAAATACCTTAGAAATTGTTTCTCTTTTGTGTGGTTCTCCATACATACGCTCTGTATTACATCACTCTACCCGGTTGTGCAAGGATCGCTCTCATGAATGCACAACTGACTGAAATCATGCGCCTTATCACCAACCTGATCCGCACTGGTGTAGTCACCGAGGTGGACCGGGATAACTGGCTTTGCCGGGTGAAAACGGGCGACCTTGAAACCAACTGGATTATCTGCCCAGTCACAGCTCGGCGTTAAACCGCGCATTCTCGGCGTGCCAGGCCACGACACCAAGGCGGTAGCTACTGAGTTGCTGAGCGTGGCGCAAAGCCTGCGTGGATTTGCTTACCTGTCAGCGTATGGCTGCAAGACGGTACAGGAGGCGATCACTTACCGTGAAAACTTTAGCCAGCGCGAAGGGATGCTGATCTGGCCTGACTTTACTGGCTGGGACACGGTGCTGAATGCCGAAGCAACGGCATATGCCACCGCCCGAGCGCTTGGTCTGCGCGCCAAAATTGACGAGCAGACCGGATGGCACAAAAGCCTGTCCAACGTGGGCGTGAACGGTGTCACCGGAATTTCTGCTGATGTGTTCTGGGATCTGCAGGACCCGGCAACCGATGCGGGACTGCTTAACCAGAACGACGTCACCACGCTTGTGCGCAAGGATGGTTTCCGCTTCTGGGGTTCCCGCTGTCTGAGCGATGATCCGCTTTTTGCTTTCGAAAACTACACTCGCACGGCGCAGGTGCTGACGGACACAATGGCAGAAGCGCACATGTGGGCGGTGGACAAACCGCTGAACCCGTCGCTGGCGCGCGACATTATCGAGGGTATCCGCGCCAAAATGCGCAGCCTGGTAAGTCAGGGGTATCTCATTGGTGGTGATTGCTGGCTGGACGAGTCGGTGAACGACAAAGACACCCTGAAAGCCGGAAAACTCACCATCGATTACGACTACACGCCAGTGCCGCCACTTGAAAACCTGATGCTGCGTCAGCGCATCACCGATCAGTACCTGGTGAATTTCTCCAGCCAGGTCAGCGCGTAAGGGGACAACATGGCTTTACCACGCAAATTAAAACACCTGAACCTGTTTAATGACGGGAACAACTGGCAGGGGATCGTTGAGTCGCTGACGCTGCCGAAATTCACCCGCAAATATGAGAAGTATCGCGGCGGCGGAATGCCGGGTGCAGTGGATGTGGATCTGGGGCTTGATGACAGTGCGCTGGACACAGAATTTTCCATTGGTGGTACTGAACTGCTGCTGTTTAAACAGATGGGCAAAGCTACGGTGGATGGCATCCAGCTGCGCTTTACCGGCTCTATCCAGCGTGACGATACCGGGGAAGTGCAGGCTGTGGAGCTTGTGGTGCGTGGACGTCACAAAGAAGTGGATTCCGGAGAGTGGAAGACGGGCGAAAGCAACACCACCAAAGTGACCAGTACCAACAGCTACGCGAAGCTGACTATAAATGGTGAGGTGCTCTATGAAGTGGACCTTATCAACATGGTGGAAATTGTGGACGGTGTGGACCTGATGGAAGCGCACCGCAACGCCCTCGGCCTCTGATGTATCTGAACGGCGCGGGATACCGCGCCAGAACCCAATTTACAGGACAGCAAAATGAGCGATAAGCAGACTGAAAAGACTATTCAACTGGATACCCCCATCAAGCGAGGTAAAACAGAAATCACCGAAATTGTGCTGCGTAAACCGCAGTCCGGTGCGCTGCGCGGTACACGCCTGCAGGCCATTATGGATATGGATGTGAACGCGATGATGACCGTGATCCCCCGCATCTCCAGTCCGGCACTGACTGCACAGGAAATTGCAGAGATGGACCCGGCAGATCTCACTGCCATGTCGGTTGAGGTTGTCACTTTTTTGTTGAAGAAGTCGGTGCTTGCCGGTTTACCGACAGCCTGACGGTTGACGATCTGGTGGCTGATATCGCCACCATTTTTCACTGGCCGCCATCCGTTACTGACGTTATGCCGCTGATGGATATTCTGTACACGGTGAAAAGCGTTACGGGAGCGTTGCGTCGCTGGGTGGAAGCTAACCCGGAACTGACGGGCACACTGATGAAAGTAGCCGCTATTGTGGCTGCGGTTACCGTAGGACTCGGCACCCTGGCTGTGGCGCTGGCTGCAGTGCTGGGGCCGCTGGCAGTCATCCGTCTGGGATTCTCTGTGCTGGGCATCAAAACGTTACCTTCCGTTACGGCAGCAGTAACACGAACCAGCAGCGCGTTGTCCTGGCTGGCTGGCGCTCCACTGGCAGTGCTGCGACGCGGGCTTGCTTCATCGGGTAACGCAGCGGGTTTACTTACTGCGCCGTTGTCGTCTTTGCGCCGTACGGCATCACTGACGGGAAATGTCCTGAAAACTGTAGCAGGTGCGCCGGTTGCACTATTGCGGTCTGGATTATCCGGTTTACGTGCGGTTGCTGTGATGTTTATGAATCCACTGGCGGTACTGCGCGGTGGACTGACCGCCGCAGGCGCGGTGCTGCGAGTGCTGGCATCCGGTCCGCTGGCGATGCTGCGCGTTGCTCTGTATGCCGTATCTGGTCTGTTAGGTGCTCTGCTCAGTCCGATAGGTCTTGTGGTTACTGCACTGGCGGGCGTGGCGCTGGTTGTCTGGAAATACTGGCAACCCATCACCGCATTTCTCGGTGGCGTGGTGGAAGGATTCAAAGCGGCGGCAGGTCCCATCAGTGCTGCATTCGAACCACTTAAGCCTGTGTTTCAGTGGATTGGCGACAAAGTGCAGGCGCTGTGGGGCTGGTTTACTGATCTGCTGACGCCCGTTAAGTCGACCTCTGCCGAACTGCAGAGTGCAGCGGCAATGGGGCGGCGATTCGGGGAGGCACTGGCGGAAGGGCTGAATATGGTCATGCATCCGCTGGACTCACTGAAATCCGGCGTTTCCTGGTTGCTGGAGAAGCTCGGCATTGTCAGTAAAGAGGCCGCAAAGGCGAAACTGCCGGAAAGCGTGACGCGTCAGCAACCTGCGACGGTGAATGCAGACGGTAAAGTGATGATGCCATCGGGTGGTTTTCCGTCATGGGGATATGGCTTTGCGGGGATGTATGACAGCGGCGGCTATATCCCGCGCGGGCAGTTTGGCATCGTCGGTGAAAACGGGCCGGAAATTGTCAACGGCCCGGCAAACGTGACCAGCCGGAGAAATACCGCTGCACTGGCTGCGGTTGTTGCCGAAATGATGGGCGTTGCTGCCGCGCCTACAGAGCTTCCACCGTTACATCCTTTGGCACTTCCCGCGAAAGGCGGCGAAGCGATGGTGAGTCGTGCAGCCACTGTGCCGCCCGTTCAACGGATTGAGGCACCGACGCAGATCATCATTCAGACGCAGCCAGGACAAAGTGCGCAGGATATTGCGCGGGAGGTGGCCCGCCAGCTTGATGAACGTGAACGCAGGCTGAAGGCAAAAGCCAGGAGTAACTACAGCGATCAGGGGGGATACGACGCATGATGATGGTGCTGGGATTGTACGTGTTTATGCTGCGCACCGTGCCGTATCAGGAACTGCAGTATCAGCGCAGCTGGCGACATGCGGCTAACAGTCGGGTAAATCGTCGTCCATCCACGCAGTTTCTGGGACCGGACAACGACATGCTGACGCTTTCTGGTGTTCTTATGCCGGAGATAACAGGCGGCAGGCTGTCATTGCTGGCACTGGAGCAGATGGCAGAGCAGGGGAAAGCATGGCCCCTGATTGAAGGCAGCGGCACGATTTACGGCATGTATGTGATTGAGGGACTGAATCAGACCAAAACGGAGTTTTTCCGCGACGGTATGCCGCGCCGGATTGAGTTCACCCTGTCGCTCAAACGGGTGGATGAATCCCTGTCCGATATGTTTGGTGATCTCAGTGCGCAGCTGAATAATCTGCAGGACATGGCAACATCTGCCTTAAGCGATATCAGTAAAACGGTGGGAGGGCTGCTGTCATGAATTTCAGCTCTGAACTGCTTAACAAAGGCAACAAAACTCCGGCATTCAGTATCAGTATTGAGGGCAGGGATATCACCACTGTGCTGGATAACCGTCTGATGAGTCTGACGCTGACGGACAATCGGGGCTTTGAAGCGGACCAGCTTGATCTGGAGCTGGACGACGCCGACGGAAAAATCGTGCTGCCGCGCCGTGGTGCGGTCATTACGCTGGCGCTGGGCTGGAAGGGGCAGCCGCTTTTCCCGAAAGGGGCATTCACGGTGGACGAGATTGAACACACTGGCGCACCGGACCGCCTGACTATTCGGGCGCGAAGTGCTGATTTTCGTGAAACGCTGAATACCCGCCGTGAAAAGTCGTGGCACAAGACCACCGTCGGGGAAGTAGTGAAGGAAATAGCCGTACGTCACAAGCTGAAGATGGCACTGGGTAAAGACCTGTCGGATAAGCCTGTGGAGCATATAGACCAGACTAATGAGAGTGACGGCAGTTTTCTGATGCGGCTGGCGCGCCAGTACGGTGCTATTGCGTCGGTGAAAAATGGCAATCTGTTATTCATCCGGCAGGGACAGGGTAAAAGTGCTAGCGGTAAACCACTGCCGGTGATCACTATCACACGTAAGGACGGCGACAGTCACCGCTTTACCCTGGCAGATCGCGGAGCCTACACGGGCGTAATTGCCAGCTGGTTGCATACCCGCGAACCTGCGAAGAAAGAAAGCACCACGGTGAAGCGTAAGCGCAGAACTAAGAAGCAGAAGAAAGAGCCAGAAGCGAAGCAGGGCGATTACCTGGTGGGTACGGATGAAAACGTGCTGGTACTTAATCGCACTTATGCCAACCGGAGCAACGCCGAACGAGCGGCGAAAATGCAGTGGGAACGCCTGCAACGCGGCGTTGCGTCATTTTCTCTACAACTGGCAGAAGGGCGGGCAGATCTCTACACGGAAATGCCTGTGAAGGTCAGTGGTTTTAAACAGCCGATAGATGATGCGGAATGGACCATTACGACTCTGACACATACCGTCAGCCCGGATAATGGTTTTACGACCAGTCTGGAGCTTGAAGTGAGGATTGATGATTTCGAAATGGAATGATTCTTCGCAATGGAGAACTTTTAAGTTTGCAAAATGGAATAATGCGGTATCATTATTGTGAATTTAGCAAAAATGGGGAGAACTCGAAAAATGATGATTTGCCCACTGTGTGGAAGTGCCGCCCATACTCGCAGCAGTTTTCAGGTATCTTCATTGACCAAAGAGCGTTACAACCAGTGCCAGAATATTAACTGCAGCCATACTTTTGTAACCCATGAAACTTTTGTTCGTTCGATTGCAACGCCAAAAGAGTCAAATCCGGTTCAGCCGCATCCAATGAAATCAGGACAGGGGGCGCTCTCTCTTTGACTCTGCCGCCAATTTGTCGCCATCATTAAAAAACAGTGCGTCTAACATCATGATTTTAAAAAGCATAAATTTCAGGCAACAAAAAACCCATCAACCTTGAACCGAAATGGCGGGGTTGATGGGCTCCACAAAATGGGGACATCAAAGAAAAGCAGTGGCACTAATTAAGA